ATGAGGAATAGAATTAAGTTTTGGACAGACCGCGAAATTAGAGCGGCATTCGACAAGCGGGGGGGCAAATATAAGGGCATCCTCCAGCAGTTGATGATGGAGCGAGACTACGCATATCAGCGTCAGATTCGCTACTTTGTCAATGTAGACATTGATAAGTTCATGCGCAGGTTATCTTAGTACTTTCTTTTTCAGAAGTTCTAAGTTAACTTTGCAGCACTAAATATAAAGATATGATTAAACAAGAGATAGTAGATCGCATTATTAGTGATGTCTCCATTCTAGATGTAGCCGAGGATGAAGGCATTAAATTCTCTGCGAAGAAAGGTAACCGCCATTGGGCTTGCTGTCCGTTCCACAACGAGAATACCCCATCATTCTATGTGGACACAGGCACAAACTGCTGGCGATGCTTTGGCTCATGCCGCTCAGGCGGCAACGTCATCAGCCTCTACCGCAAGCTGAAGAATGGACTTCCTTTCCCGATTGCCTGCAAGGAACTCGCCAAGAAATATCTCAACGAGGAGATTGAGGACGAGTGGCGACCAAGCAAGGAGGAAGAGGAGAAGCAAAAGGAGCAGGAGTCCCTGCGCATAGCTCTCAGCTATGCGCAGAGCTACTTCACGGAGTGCATTCAGGAGGTCAATCCCGCTGCCATCAAGGCACGTGAGGCTGTTTGCAAGCGATGGGGCAAGGATGCCATCGGTACTTTTGGCATCGGTTATGCACCGGTAGAAGGCTTCATTGCCTGGGCCAAGCACAAAGGCTTGGACTTCGATATCCTGGAGCAGGTTGGTCTTATAGGCACTGGTGAACGTGGCATGTTTCCTATGCTGCGAGACCGCTATACTATACCTATCTATGACAAGATGAGCAGGGTCATAGGTTTCACGGCTCGCACCATGTCCGATAACAAGGATGTCTGCAAGTACCTCAACCTCAAGAACAGTCTCGTCTATCGCAAGGATACATCGGTTTTTGGCATCAACTTCGCACAGAAGGAGGCGCGTCAAAAAGATAAGTTCTATCTCGTTGAGGGTGCTCCAGATGTGCTCAAACTGCAGTCCATCGGCATTCTCAATACAGTAGCATCACTCGGTGGTTCGTGGACCGAAAACCAGCTGAAGCAACTCTACCGCATCAGCAAGAGAGTAACATTCATCCCCGATGCCGATGAACTTAAGTCTGGTAATGAGTTCCCTGCAGGTACAGCCAATGTCTTTGCCAATGGCCGAGCTGCATTGAAGGTCGGTTTCACGGTCAATGTCAGGGAGATACCGATAGATTATCCGGCTCCAAAGAAGGAGGATCCAGACTCGTGGATTATTGACAAGGGGCACTTCTCGCAGATGCGTGAGGAGGAGTTTGTCTTCTGGTACTGCCGCCGCAGATACTGGGCAAGTCCGGAGGATATAGAGGAATTGACTACCGAGGATAGACTGGAGGCTATCAGCGACATCTGCTCGCTGCTCATGATGATCAGGGATGAGGACTTGCAGAACAGCTACCTCAGCACACTGATCTCCACCTATAAGCACAGGAGGGAGTGGATGGACACACTGAAGCGTGCCAAAGTTGCTGAATTGTCTGAGAAGCAGGAGGCTGAGCGCAAGGGTGATGCCAGAATGCTCAGTGAGTTCGGCTTCACTGAACACGACAATTGCTATTGGGCATATAATAAGGAGGGCAGTGAGGTGCAGTGGTCGAACTTCAAGCTGAAGCCACTCTTCCACATCAGAGATGACTTTAACCCTGTCCGTCTCTTCGAAATCAAGAATAACAGCGATGAGCCAGCACGTCTCATCGAGCTCAACATGGATGAGATTACCTCTTCCAGTTCGCTTCGCAAGCGTCTCTTCGGCATCGGTGACTATGTTTGGATGGCCCGTGATGAGCAACTTATCAAACTGCTCTGTTATCTGGGCAGGGTTACAGAGACCGCAGACCCTATCAAGCAGTTGGGTTGGCAGCGGGAGGGTTTCTACGCTTTCTGTAACGGAGCCATTGAGGATGGTTCCTGGATGCCTATCGATGACATGGGCATCCTAAGACTTACAGCAGGCAAGTTCTACCTGCCGGCAATGAGCAAGCTCAATAAAGACAGCCGCGAATTATATGTGAGTGAGAAGAAGTTCCGGCATGAGAAGATGGTTGACAACCCGACAAGTCAGTCAGACTTCTTTGCCAAGGTAGTGCAGGTTTTTGGCGACAACGCCAAGGTGGGGCTGTGCTTCTATGTCGCCACACTCTTCCGGGACATCGTCATCAGCAAGAGTCGCTCCTTTCCGCTCCTCAATGCCTTTGGCCCGAAGGGATGCGGTAAGACAGAATTCGCTGCAACGTTGATGAATTTCTTCTATAAATATGAAACCAAGTATGAGCCGTTGTCTATCACCAACGCATCCATGCCCGCACTCTCCGACTATGTCGGAGGAGTTAGCGACGCTCTGGTACACATCGATGAGTACAAGAACTCCATCACACAGAATAAGGTTGAGTGGCTCAAGGACTTGTGGAATGGTATAGGTCGCACCAAAATGAACATGGACAAGGATAAGAAGCTCGTGCAGGCCAAGGTTGACTCAGGCATAATCCTCACTGGCCAGGAGATGCCTACTGCAGACATCGCCCTCTTCAGCCGACTCATCTATCTCACTTTTGACAAGGGTGAGCATAGTCGAGAGGAAAAGCAGAACTTCGAGGAGTTGGAGCGCATGCGCCAGATAGGTGCCACCCACATCACCCTTCAGCTGCTGAAGCACAGGGAGCAGTTTCAATCCTGCTTCGGCAATGCCTGGAAACAGGCATCTGATGATTTGGAGGAGCGTTTGGATGGTGAGAGCATCCTAGACCGAATCATGACCAATTGGAAAGTGCCGTTGGCAGCCTTCCTTGCCATCAGGGATTACATCGATTTTCCCTTCACCTACGAAGACCTGTTGGGAGTTATTGTCAAGGGAGTCAAGACACAGAACAGCATGTGCAACACCACCGATGAGGTGGCTGGCTTCTGGAACATAGTCAATGCGGCTGTCCAGATGGGCGAGCTGAAGAAAGACCAGGACTTCAAGATCAAGACCTGCGGCACTTTGGCAACCAACAAACTCAAGATTGATAACTGGGCGATGCCTAAAAGTATCCTGATGATTCGCAAGGACATCACCATGGCGGTTTACCGCAAACTGGGCCGTCAGATGGATGAGAGCCTCCTTCCTAAGGAGTCTCTGTTGCACTACCTTCAGATAGGTGCCGACTTCTATGGTGCGACCAAGAACCCGGAACGATTTGTCAAGTTCGCACCTAACGGTTTGCCGGAGACAGTCGAGAAGACAGATGCCAATGGCAACATCACAGGCCGTCAAAAGATATATTATAAGGATAGGCCACTCTGTTTTGATTATATTATGGTGTCAAACCGATATGGCATCGACCTTGATACAGAGATTGATGGTGAGCAGGCACAGACCAAGGATCCCATGGCCATGACAGATGCTGAGCTGAAGGCCAATGGCATGCAGTCTTTGCCCTTATAGTAGGGATAAGTTTTTTGTTTAGATCATATCGATAGCAGCCTCTAGGGGAACGTGGTTCCTCTGGGGGCTTTTTTGTGTCTATAGGGGAGTGTGCCGAGAAGGTCACTGAGATTTCACCGACATCACACACACGACTTAAAATCCACGTGGCATTTGTGGCAATTGTGGCAACGTTGATAATCAGAGAGTTAAGAGCATATATGCTTGTGGCAATTCTGTGGCAATTTGTGGCAATGAGAGGAGAAGTGTGGCAAAGGTTGTGGCAATGTGGCAATTCTATTATATATTTGTGTCAATAAGAAAAGACTTATAATATTAGTAATCAAGCACTTAACATTTTTGCCACAATTGCCACAACCGAATTGCCCAAAAATGGGTTCCTTGAATTTTAAATGCAGTTTTTCTCTTAAAACAAGGAATTTTGGTATGAAAAAGACAACTTTTCCCTATAAATATAGGAATATCTCGATTATTTTTCCTAACTTTGCGGTGTTTTTAATTACAGAAATATGAGCAAATTCGTAGTTTATGTCGAGGTCGAGCCATACCTGAAACAGTGGCTCACCCATTCTTTCGGCGACCCCGTGGAGTTTCCGGTCAACAGCAACGAGAATGCTGTTCTGCGTCGGTTCATCACGAAGCGCCCAATCAACAACCAACCTGAGAAACCTGGTGAGCGAGATGTTGCCATCTGCATACCATACTCTAAGGCCAAGAACCCGGAGACCTACAACTTTCTCAACGGTCATGCCAAGCAGGCACTCAACGAGAGCATCAACGACCTCTTTCGTCTTAACATGTGGAGCGACCTCGGAGACCTCAATGACATGTCGTGCAAGAAGATGTCTGCCTTCCGTTCCTGGTGCGTGCAGCAGGGCATCGATATTGAATTTGCAGAGACTATCCGAATGAAGTGGTATCGCATGCGCAAGGCCTATCAGGATAAGGGCATCAATCTTTTTAATCTTAAAAGATGCAAAAAAGACGATTTTTCCTAAGAAAATCTCATCTACTCTAGCCCTGTTTTTGTTCAACACCGAACAGGTGCGAACAGATGCGAACAGACGCGAAATTTTCACAGCTTATGAAAAGACTTAGTTATATCTGCTGCGTGCAGCGCATTCCTGTCAGCGAGTTGCCTTTCGATACACTTCTAGGCAACCTCACTTTTGACATTCCCGAGAGCTATGATTGGCCAGTTGTTAAGTGTCAGAAGCCTGCCAAACTGGAAATCACAGACAAAATAGAGGATGGTCAGCGGTTCTACACCCATAAACTCACCTTCCGCACATGCCGCGAAGACCTGGACATGAGCGGCAACTATGCCTATCTGGTCACCACCATCGAGGGCAAGCGCTATCTCATTGGCAACAGGGAGCGGCCATATCCTATTATTAATATGTCAGATGTCCACCCTGATTCCCTTGGTACTTCTGCCATGATCGAGTACACAGTTCAGTGGGGTAGCACCCGAAAAGCGCCTTTATTAGCCTGATTTACGTATTTTTCCGTTGGCAATTGCCATATTATCTTTGCATCAAAAAAGATAAGCGCATGAAATACGGAATGATGATATGCGGTACCATCGGAGCTGGTTATGACTGGTGGTCGGGCACTTATGGTACACGTTCCAAGGATGTCAAGGCCTACCTTGACGCTCATCCGGACGAGGAGGTGGATATCGCCGTCTCCTCGCCGGGTGGTTTTGTTGATGAGGGCTTGACCATCTATCAACTTATCAAGGACCATGGACATGTCAACGTCCACATTATGGGCATGACCGCTTCCATCGCTACAGTCTTGTGCATGGGTGCCAAACATGTTGACATGTCAGTCGGCAGCACTATGCTCATTCACAATGCTTCGACTGGTGTCACAGTCTGGGAGTCTGCCAATAAGGAGAAGCTTGACGAAATCATCAAGCTCTGGCAGAAGCAGCGCAACGATCTCGACACCATTGACAAGGTCATCGCTTCCGTCTATGCCAAGCGTTCTGGTAAGACCAGCGACGAGATGCTGCAGCAGATGGGCAAGGAAAACTGGTTGAGTCCTGAGCAAGCTTTAGAGTTGGGCCTCGTAGATGAGATCAGAGACCTTGATGACGAAGACAAGAAGCGTCAGACTAATCTCTCCAAGCGCTTCACCAATGCTTTCTGCTCCAACCTTGGTTTGCCGCCACTTCCTGGAGCAACCGCTAATGACGAGCCCTCTAAAACATTTCTCGAGAAGGTTGCCGCCTCACTCAGAGATATGTTCAAGAATAATACACAAATTTCTAACATGAAGAAAAAATTCCTCAATCTTCAGACCCTCCTCAATCGCAAGGAGGATTTTGAGGTTACCGATGAGAAAATTACTCTCACCGATGCAGAGATGCAGAAAATCGAGGATGATCTTGCCCAGAAACAGAAGGACTTGGATGACAAGTCCGCTGAGCTCGACAAAGCTAGCCAGGAGGTCAAGGACCTGAAGGCTAAGGTTGAGCAGAAGGACAAGGATATCCAGGCCAAGGATAAGGAGATCAAGGATCTCAAGGGCGCTCCGGGTTCTGATACCCATGATGACGTCACGCCGGAGGTTGACAACGTTGACTCTGGTGAAATCTACAATGCTTTGAAACAGATATTCTAAAATGGCAGCTTTAGACAATACAATTGAGATTACTCCTGATGAACTGAAGACCAGCTTCGCGAAGTACCGCAAGGACATCATTAAGATGCCTGTGCGCGCTCTTGACGAGGCTGCAAAATTCATGAGCCGACGCGTGGGCGTTCGTGGCAAGGAGACTGTCGGAGAGCTCGCAGGCGACATGGAGCTCGGGCCATACTCTCTTACTCGCAAGGATGAGAATGGCGTTACCATCACAGGCCGTACCCTGGAGACATTCCTGGGTTCTTGCGTCAAGCCTTTTGAACCCAATAAGGTTCGTGAGTCTATCTATGGCTCCAACGTATTCCAGGGTGAAGCGCTCAAAAACCAGCCTATCACCAAACTGATTGGCATGTTCCTGGCAGGCAAGATAGGTGAGGCACTCTTCAAGTACCTCTTCACCATGAAGCGTAACCTAGCAGGCTCTGGTACCGCAGACCTCGCTGATGGTTTCAAGACCATCTCCGATGCAGAAATCAAGTCCAAGGCGATTGCTGTTGAGAAGGGCAACCTCTGCAATACAACCGCGATGACTGGTGTCAACGCTGTCGATGCTATCGAAGCATTCTATGATGCTGCCGATGAAAAACTGAAGGGTACTAGTACATGCATGTTCATGAACAGTCATGAACTCACGCTCTACCGCCGCTGTTATCGAGACAAATATGGCACGGTCAATTGGAACAATGAGTTCAACCACAACAAGTTGGATGGTGCCAGCAACTGCACCCTTGTGGGTCTTGACAACGTTCCTGCGGGCTACAAGATTATCACTCCAGGAAGCAACATGCTCATCGGTTTGGCCGCCGAGGGCGACAAGGCGAACTTTGGCGTAGAGAAATCTCTTGACTCTCACTTCCTGGTTGACTTCGTGGCAACAATGTACTTCGGTACTCAGTTCGAGTCAATCTCCAAGGAACGCATCCTCTTCGGTTACGACACTATCCCTTCTGAGTAAGGGATAGCTGTCCATGGTTATACATTATATTATATATTGATATATGGAAACAAAGAAAACATGTGCTTCAACCACAGACCTTTATGAGGATGTGTTGAAGTGTCCTGGTGAGAAGAGAATGCCTGGTACCAGAGCCTACGGCTTCTTTATCCCACGGCGTTACATCACCAAGTTCGCAGAGCCGCAGAAGGAAACTGCAACATCACTCAAGGACTATCTCGTCATCAAAGATAGCCACACCATTCAGGCAGATAAGGTCTGGATTAAGATTGCCTTCATCACAGACAAGAGTTCCTTCTCGCCAGAGGCGCAGGGTGAACATGGCTGTAAGACCATGAACCTCAAGGCAACAGCTGTCCTCCCTGGTACAGAGGAGGAAGCGTCTGCACTCGCTTCTTTGCTTCTCAACGAAGACGGTATCTTTATGATTCCTGAGCGCAACGGAAAGCTTCGCCAGTTCGGTGACGAGACCTTCGAGGTCGACGTGACACCTTCTCAGTCTTCTGGAGCAGGTATCTCTGACGAGACCAACACCACACTTGAAATTTCTGTCAACTGCGAGACCATGCCTCCATTCTACTTCGGTACCCTCACAACTGCTGAAGGTACCATCTCTGGTAAGGATTGTAAGCCAGTGGAGGTCGCTGCTGGTACAGACGGCCATTAACAAGGGATTCGATTTCCCTATATAACTACTATCAGTGGCGGGGCGATGCTTACATGAGCTCGTCTCGCCATTTTTAATTTTCATAATTATGAATGATCCGAAATTCACTGAAAAGTTGAAGAAGTGGTTTGACAGCGAGCATACCGATGCCAACATCAGGGAGGGAGCGCTGCTCCTCCTGCAGATGAATAACAACCGCCACCTCTATCAACTCATCAACTTCGACCCTCAGGGCAAACTCGAGTTGCTCAAATATGAGCTGCAGAAACATCTCAACTATCGCATCGAAGGCATGACCATCGATGATGTCCGCAACTATGACAAGGCAGTCACGCCAGTTCTTCAGACTGCGGTTGACAAGACCTCAGAAGCAGACAAGATTGCAAAGCAGCTAGCACCTCATCTTCCGGTCGTGGAGTCAGAAAACATCGATTCCATCGTGCCTTCAGCCATCATTGCCAAGGGCAAAAGAGCAGATCATGACCAGTTGCCTGACAACATCCAGGCTATCTGGGATAACAACTGCGCTCTGTGGAAGAAAATCAAGGAACACTTTGAGGCTTGCAAGGCTTACGACATGTCATGTGATAGATACGAGGGCTTGCATGCTGCTGACGAAGACTTCAAGCGCATGCTCCTTACGCTCAAGGAGGAGTACTATGCATACAAGCAGGCCATGGACGTCTACGACCACGCCCAGCCGGGTGATGCAGAGGAGCAGCAAGCAGAGGAGCAGCCAGTAGCTGCCATCACCTCCAAGCAGATTGGCAATGCTCGCTCCTACATCACCAAGAACCTTGACCAGCTTATTGGCTTGACGGAGGCTGGCAACACCGACAAAGCTGACGCCTTGCGAGCAAAGGTCAATGAGCGTGTGCAGCTCCTCATTACTGCCAAGGCAGAGATAACCGCTGATACCATCGCCAAGCTTCAGCAGGCTGGCATCAACATGGAGCAGCAGGCTTCAGCCGATGGCGAGGAGCAGCCAGAGAGTGCAGAAGAGGAGGTTACAGATGAGGGCGAAGCAGATACAGCAAGTCCTGAAGCCACTCCAGCAGAGTAGCTCACAGGTCTTCCTGGGTCAAGGTCTTCACACTCTTGGACTATTGGGGTGGATTTTGGAGCAGACTGGTGCAGCGCACATTGCTGTCACCACCTTCTCCACCTCCGATGCCTTCCTCTGTGGAGTCATCAACCTTCGCAAGAGGGGGTTGGTTAACTCCTCAGTATTAGTGGCTGACATTAAAGCATCAAGTAAAACTTTAAAGCTAAGTCGCTTGATGACAGAGGCTTTTGATGAAGTTAGACTGACGCTTAACCACTCCAAGGTCATGCTCGTTGCTAACAACGAGTGGTTAGTCTCCGTGATTACATCTCAGAACCAGACCTATGGTGACCGTGCTGAGTGCACGTTCATCACGACTGACAGAGATGTATATCTCAATCTCAATAATATGTTAAATAATTTGCTGGATGATACGACAACAATTTCCCTATCTGGAAGAGAGCGAACTTTACCTGCAGACGGTCTATGACCTGGCAAAGACCATGACACCGGTCGATGAGGTGCCCATCATGATGGAACTGCCTCCCGACGAGGCCATGGCCATGCAGCTGGAGTTGCAAGATCCGCGCTCACCCTATCGACTCCGCTACCTCAAAGGTTTAGCAGAGACCGCTAACGAGCTGCGCATCAATAATATCGCACTCGCCAAGGTAGGTTCTCCTGGAGCCTACCAGTCCATCATGTCGCAACTCTCGCAGATTATGGCTAACCTCAGTTAGATATGAGTTTACCAGTCAATATTGATGACTACATGAAGTACATGCCTCTCAACGAGGATGAACTTCAGGATCTTCATCTCTCCGCTATCGTCAAGGCGAGAGTGGAGCGGCTGCGTGGCTGCTACGCCTTCTGGCTGCGCTATCCACGCTTTACCGTCAGGGAGATGGTTGATCAGGACAAGGCCATGTTCGGTGTCAGCGAGACTCAGGCATACGATGATATTCATCTCTGCCAGGTTATGCTCGGCAACCTCAACGCCGCCTCAAAGGAGTTCTGGCGATGGAAGGTCAACCAGGAGATAGACGAGGACCGCAAGGCTGCCAAGGCTGCCGGCGACTTCCGGGCGCTTGCCGTGATGCAGAAAAACCGCATCAAGAACAATCGCACCGATACTCCTGATGAGCCAGAACTTGCCTTCGACAAGATTGTTCCTGTAGAGTTCCGCATGACGGATGATCCGTCAGTCATTGGTTTGCAGAGGATTCCTAATCTTCGTGCGAAAATCAAGAAAATGGAGAAACGCTACTCGATGCCGGACATCGAGGATGCCGACTTCGAAGAACTTCCGCCAGATGATGACAGCAAGACCTAAGGAGTTATTTTTCAACGACGTGCAGTCGCGCGTCCTGCAGCTCATGCCCAAGACGCTGGTCTGCGAGTGGGGGCGTGGTACCGGAAAGGGTGTGGTCGAGGCTGGCCGCATCCTCTATGCCGTGCAGCACATGCCGGGTTCGTGCCTGGGCATGGTGGCTCCGTCGGTCAAGCGATGCCAGACCAACATCCTTCCTTCAGCTCTGGTCCACCTCGAGGAGTGGGGCTACAAACGCGATGTCCACTACATAGTGGGCAAGAAACCATGGAAGGCGCTGCATTGGCAGGAACCACATTTTCAGCCCATGAACTGGGAAAATACCGTAGCCTTCTATAATGGCAGCTACCTCAACATCATCTCTCAGGACCGCAGCGGTACCTCCAACTCCCTCTCACTCGACCATGTTTTTATCGACGAGGCGAAGTTTATCGACTGGGAGCAGCTTAACAATGAGACGCTCCCTGCCAATCGAGGCAACAAGCAGCTGTTCGGTGACTGCTGCCTCCACCATGGTCTGACCATTACTTCAGATACTTCAGCAACAAAGAAAGGTTCCTGGTTCATGTCGTGGGAGAAGAAGATGGATAAGGAGCTGATTGCTACTCTCGAGACGGTACTGGTGCATCTGCATAGCATCCGAAACAAGCTGGCTGCTCACCCAGAGCGGTACGATTACTACATGTCGCAGGTGCAGAAATACGAGAAGGTTCTGCACTCCCTCCGCTCCTATGCCCTGGTGTATTCCAGGTGCTCGAGCATTCAGAACCTCGCAGTTCTGGGCGAGGACTTCATCAGACAGATGAAGCGAGACCTGCCAAAGATGACCTTCCTCACGAGCATCATGTGCCAGCATGTAGGCATCGCACAGGATGGTTTCTACTCCGGGCTTGATGAGGATCGCAACTTCTATACGGCACCGAACACCAGGTTCCTCAATGACCTGCAGTATAAGTTCGACCCTAAGCACGACAAGCCGGACTGCCGCATGGATGGCGACCTGGAGGACGGTTTACCGCTGGTCCTCGGTTCCGATGCCAACAACAACATCAACTGTCTCGTTGTCGGGCAGGTGGGGTCAGATACCAAGTTGCGCATCGTCAACTCATTCTATGTCAAGTATGACCGGAAGTTGCCTGAGCTCGCTCAGGACTTTTGTGATTATTACAAGTATCTCAAGAACAAACGAGTCATCTTTTATTACGATGCCACCTTTGTGGGCAACTCCTATGCAACTCACAACGATAAGTTCTACCAGATTATCACCAAGGTGCTCCGACGCAATGGATGGCTCGTTACGGAGGTTTACATCGGCAAGCCGATGAACCATCTTGAGAAACAATTGCTCATCGACCGCATGTTTAAGGGTCATGCGCGCCACATGGTCCTCATCAACCAGGACAACAACGAGGACCTGATCATCTCCATCGAGAGTGCCGGCTGTTATAACAACGGCAAAGATAAGCGAGGCGAAAAACTCGTGGAGACAGACGAGGACAGGCTGGAGAACCGCACCGACTTCTCCGATGCCTTCGATACCGTCTGCATTGGCGTGGACAAGTTCCCTCAGACCGTCCTCTATACGGGAGGCATGAGCAACTATTACCCTCGATAGACATTTCGTTCTTTTTAGTTTATATTTTAGGTTTTAGGTTTTATTTATTTTATCTGAGGCTGCTAGCTCGTGAGAGTTGGCGGCCTTTTTTTGTGTTTTTCAATCTTGCTGCAGAAGCGGTATCGCCTTTTGGGCGATGGTTGTTTGATGCTGTTCCGTACATTTTTTATTGCATTCTCCGCCGCCCGTCATGTGTTCCCATCCGAAATTTCCTGTGCAAAGTTAGCTGCTGGCGATTCAAACCTGTGTATGAACCTGTGTTAACAAAAGCCAAAGGTTCTTCACGTTTCACTAAACCTTTACCTTTTGTTAACACAGAACCCCACACCTGTTTGCCTCTGCCAGCGCATTTTGAAGCACAGGAAAAATCGAAAGGGCACACCGGGCTTTGAACGGAATGCAATTAAAAAAAATACTCCACAGCAGGAGTGGGAAAAATCTCTGGACTCCCAAACATTACCAGAATACAATTTTCAAACTTTATAAATTTTTCGATATGAGACAGAATTATTTCTTTGAGTACGTTCCGAATGCTTACATCAACCTTTGCGTTGACAAGGCACAGCAGATGGCAAACAACCGCTTCATCTACGACTTCAAGGCAGGCAAGCCAGCTGCAACACGCTTTTGCGCTGAGTTGTTAATCAGCTATCTGACAAGGCAGTATAGCACCATATTAAAGGACTTCGTGGTCGTTTTTGCCCCGACAAGTGCACAATGGAAGTACAACAAGCGATTCGGCTATCTCGCTGCCCTTTTGAATGCAGCAGGCATCGCAACCGCAAATGAGCACGTGAGCATCTACGGCGAGCGCAAGCCTACCCACAACGGAGGTAGCCACTTCGTCAACGAGTCACTTTTTCATGTCAGCATCAATGCTGACTTCTTCAAGGGCAAGAACGTGATTCTATTCGACGACCTCTTGACTAGCGGAAAGACTATCGAAAGCTTCAAGAAGCAGTTAGAAGCGGCAGGTGCTTACGTGGAGCGTGAAATCTTCGTAGGTCGAACCATCCACCACTGCCCAATCAGCAACCGAGGTATCTTGCAGGAGATGGAAGAAGGATTCTATGAAGCCGTAGCACGTTCAAAGAGATGTTTCCCGCAGGGAGTAAAAATCAATAAGTTCAACCATATAAACAATGTAGCGTAATGAAGAAGTATAGTAATATTCTAGCAGATGAGCGTCCGGAGTTCAAGGCGGCTAACTACGGATTTGATACTCTCAGTAACACTGAGTTGTTATCCATGATTATCAATCGAGGAGCCGGAACCACCGAGAGCCTAAGCCAGGCAAGGCAGTTGATGAATATCGCAGACGGAAGCCTGAGTAACCTTTCAAAGTTATCCATGGACGAAATGCAGGTGGTGCAGGGAATAGGCGACTGCAAGGCGTTGGCAGTACTCGCAGCTATCGAGCTAGGCAAGCGCAGAGCACTAGAGCGCATGCCGACAAAGCCAGACCTAGGAAGCAGTCTAGCCATCTACAACTATCTTATGCCGCAGTTGGCAGACCTTAAGGTCGAGCAGGCACACCTGCTGCTGATGAATCAAAACTTCCGACTTATCAAGCACGTGAAGATAAGCGAAGGAGGATTGACGGAGACATCGGTAGATATTCGCATCATCATGCAGGCAGCAGTGAAGCATGGGGCAACTATCATGGCGTTCGCCCACAATCACCCGAGCCACAACGCCATGCCGAGCCGAGCAGATGACCAGTTGACCATGCAGATAAAGAAGGCATGCGAAATCATGCGCATCTTCTTCATGGACCACGTCATCATCACAGACGGAAGCTTCTACAGCTATCACGACAAGGGCAGACTATAGGCACCATGGGCAACGTGATGGGAACACGTTGCCCTTTCACTTGCTTGCAAACTTGCTGATAACCGCGGATGAAGGAAGGGGATAGAGATAGCGAGAGCGATGGCAATTCGGGGCAGCAGTCGGGGATAGGGGCAATTGCCACAAGAAAAATCCCTTACATATACCGCTCCAGTCAGCCGTGGCAATTGCCTCCGAGCGTAGGGCGGTGGGGGCTATGCTTACAGCAAGGCACGCCCTTTTTTGCTTCAACTTTCTAAAAATCCGTGATTTTCAACAAGTTGGCAAAAATGACCGTGGAAAATTTGTGCATAATGCCCAAATTTTGCAATCAATTGCCATTGATTGCCCGCTCGAAAACGGCTACTTATGCCAATTTCCATGAAATTGCCACAAGAAACGAGCCGTTTTCGAGCGAACCCCTACATTGCATTTCGGGGTAAAAGCGGTAATAACATTGTTTGACATCATTCAAAAATGATGAGAAAAAGAGGTAAAAACCGTGTTTTATTGGGCTGGAATGTTAAAAATGTATTAATCATAATAAATTTATTATGTAATATTTGCGTATATCAAAATTATTATGTACCTTTGCAATCGAGTTAAGGAACATGTTTAATCAATTAAATTTTTAAGCTATGCAAGAAGATTTAGAAAATGAAATCGAGAGAAAGAAAAAAGATATCGAAGACTTTCTCCGAATCGTGAAATTCACTGGTCTTTCACAGAAGGAAATCGAAAAGAGACTTGATTATCTCTTGGATGACCTTTCAAGACTGATGAAGAAAAGAAAGTAAAATGTTTAACTTCCCCTCCTTCGGGAGGGGATTACAAAATATATATTGATATGGAAGATATTAGAACCCTATTGGATGAATACAAGTCTCTTGCAGGTAATACCGATGCAAAGAGCGAGGAGCGAAAAAATGAAATTATCGCTAAGCTGGAAACTATGGATAAGGATGCTGTGGCTGAAGTGGCAAAACCATTCCTGGAGGAAAATGTAACTCGCCTGGAGGGCGAGGTGAAAGCTCTCCGCAGCCAGATAGATGCAGAGGATTACAAACTGCTTCCTATCTCTTATATTGCCAAGAACTATTTCAACAAGAGTGCATCATGGCTTTTGCAGCGTCTCAACGGATATCAGGTACGTGGAAAGGTCTATACGCTCAATCAGGAGCAGAAAGGCATTTTTAACCAGGCTGTCAAGGAAATAAGCAATCGCATCAGTGCATTGCAGTTAGCATAGCTAACATGTTCAATAACTCAACTCTGTCCCCGACACGATTCCGTGCCGGGGACTTCTTATTGTTCACATATAGGCAAGTTTTCAAGGCTAAAATGTTAAATCTTACTTAATAATACGTTTTTTCGTAGTAAATATTTGTGTAATACGAAAATTTGTAGTATCTTTGCATTGTCTTAAAGAAATAATGATATGAAGAAAATTTTAGTAAGCGACAAAGAGGAAGAGCTGATAGCAGCTATCAGAAATTACAAAAAATCTTTTCCTAGGGGCAACCCGCAGTTATTATGGTATGCTCAACAACTTTTCGATGAGATGATTGAGCCGCCTGAGTATTACACAAAGTATTAACAATAGACCCTCCCTTCGGGGAGGGCATTAAAAAATATAAGATTATGGAAGTAGCAGTAGCAACAGTTAAACAGACCAAGGATAGCGAAGTTAAACAGCGCATCCAAGATATTCAGATGATTGTGTCGTGGCGCGAGATAGCACATACATATTTCGGCAAGTCGGCATCATGGCTTTATCACAAGCTCGATGGCATTGATGGCAATGGTGGAGTGGGAGGCTTCACCGAAGATGAAAAGAACATGCTCCGTGGCGCACTCTGCGAGGTTTCAAACCGCATACGTGCAGCTGCAGACAGAATATAAAAATGAGGCTGGGGCTTATCATTCCCCATAAGACAAAAGTCGCCATAGCCTTGTGGCGCAGAAATACCAAAAACGTCCCCGACACAGAGCCGTGCCGGGGACTTCTTATTGTTCACATTAAAACATTTTTTTATTATGGTTTATTCCGAAAGACAGATGAGAGTGGCAGATGCTACGATTAAGCAACTTCTTTCAAATGAAACCGCAATGGTCAGAGAGTCAATGCTAGCTTATGTTGACGAGTTGTCTGATGACAGAGTTCTTGCCAATGATGTGGTGACTATGTTGGAGATTGATGGCTTGATAGTTTATACAGGAGATTACGATTGGAGGGTTCAGCTTACAGACAAGGGATGCAAGGCTGCACAAATGGGGTTGGCTAGATACCTCAAACGTCAAAAACTGATGGAGAAACTGAAGGAGTATAAGCTGTTCGTGGGTATAGCTAGTGCTACGGTCTCTTTTGTGTCGATGCTGATAACACTTGCCCTTACTATTTACAATGCAGTAAAATTATAAGGGCACATAATACAGACACGATGGCGCAAACAACATTGGCCAGTGTGATTAGAATGTCGTAAAATAAATCTTTTCTTTCCATACCTTAATATATATTATTTCGTTAAACCGATGCAAATATACGGAATTTTCACGGAATATCGAGGAAAATGCACGGAAAATCGAGGAAAATGCACGGAAAATCGGGGAATTTCCGAGGAATCCATTCCTCGAAGTGGCAGAACCGAAGGGAGATCCTGCGGTCGTTTCCGGTCATTTTCGGTCGTTTTCGCAGTCATTTCCGGTCATTCCCGGTCATTTTCCGATAGATTCCGATAGATTCCGATTGATTCCGATTGATTCCGATTGATTCCGGAAAATCATTCCTTTTCTTTCCTTTTCATTCCTTTTCATTCCTTCTCCTCCTCAAATCACCCCGATTTTATGCTCTAAAACATATTCCCTGCAGATTCTTCTAAAATTTCTCGCTTTTTTTTTGGCGGTTCCAAATATTCTTCGTACTTTTGCAACCGTCTACAAGATGATAGTAATCTATCCGGCAGGGCGACCGTTTCGCCTATGGCTTCTAGCCGCAGGCTTTTTTTATGCCTAGGAAAATCTTTTTTTCTAACTGGGAAAATAATTTTTTCCAACTGGGAAAATAGATATGCCCAATACATGGCGGCTGCATGAACCGTAAGATTTGATTTGTCCTCTCGGATAAGCCATCATCTTGTAGACAACGGGGAATGCAGCCGCCACCCTTTTGTACAATCGGCTGTTAATGTCTACAAGATGATGCAATATGCAGAATTCTATTTTATTAAGTGATGCGCAGGTGAGACCTGCAGGCATCAGCGTTGAGGAGGGTATCAATACCCTCAAGTGTGAAATCAAGAAGCTCGCCAAGACCAAGAGCGAGGCCTTCAGCTGTCTCTGCGATGAGACCGTGACCTATGGAGAGGTTGTGCTCACCATGGTTGGTTTCGCAGCTGTGATGGCGATGGTCATGATTGGTGGTTTCATTTTCGGAGGGGAGGTAGCATGATGGTGAGCAGAATGACTACAGAGCTGTTTCATGCTCAGCTGGAGGAGAACATCGTGAGAGCTGCTGACGAGCGCAAGCGCCATCAGGCAGAGTTGCAGGCTATCAGCCGGAACTACGAGGAGGCGTTGGGTAATATTGAACGCATGGAGGATGAAGCAGGGGAAAGCTACCGCTGTGCCCGTAATGCTTTCGAGAAGGCCAAAAATGAATATCAGGAAGAACTCCGTAATTGTAGAAAGCTTCGCAATGAGGCAGGATTTCGCAGAGACAAGGCGAAGGTCGAGGAGACTAATCTTTGGACACTCAACAACAATACCATCCAGAGCGACCGCCACAAAATCTTTGAGAGATACCGAGAAGCGGGGGGGTACTTACGGGAGCAGAAGCGGAACTCCTGCACCCAGGCTGGACCAAAGACAAGAAAGGAGGAGTGAGCGATGAAGAAAAGTAGAAACCGCAGAATATGCACAGCTAAGCTGACTACCAAGGACATCAGCAAGTGCAAGTACTTCATGAATATAGGCAAAAGTATGAACGCCCATAAGGTGGAGCTCAAATTTCTGAGAGACAACAAAACTATTGGTTCTGTTGCATTCATCGAGGATACTCCACATAAGCAGACTGTTATCCGATGGCATGATCATCGCTACTATGCACTTCGATTTGGAGCTAAAGAGGCTAAGCCACTCAATATGACTTTGGCCAAGTGGAAAACCATAAACAACGATTAGGTATGAAAAGAAATAAGAAGAAAGTCAAGAGAGACGTTCTCTTGCTATATTTCCGCCGCCGTCGCATTCGCGCTGCGCTCGAAAGACGCTGGTGGGAGCTTGATATCAAGCGTAAGGAACTGTACAAGCTCGTGGAGTACGCCAAGATTCAGTCAAGATACTGTGTTAATCAGGACTGCCACCGTATTGTCGGCAGATACCTTCGCGAACTGGAGCGTGAGGAGATCCGTGTTACCAGACTTCAGACCAAATACGACCTTTGGGCTTCCCGTCTGGGCTACTGGGTTGACCTCTATGAGACGGCATTGAACCGCCTGCACCCTGGAGACGATATTTAAGTTTCACCCTTTAAAAAATGAATATTATGCCAAGAAATACAGATTATTTCGACAGCGAGCAGTTTGAGCAGGATCTGCTCAACGCTTACTTCCATTTCCGCTGCAACCTCCCTATGAAGGATGCAGACACCGGTCTCGACTACAAGAAGAGTTTCAAGACTTCCCAGGATATCGCCACGGAACTTGATGACATGGGCGGTGTCAGTATAGGAGCCATCAACCAGTACCTGCAGGCGCATGACTATCAGGTAGCCACGCAGCCAGACGGCACCGTGGCATGGGCTATATGGGAGAGAGTTGTCAAGCCGGATAGCCTGGTTTAAGTTAAAAACTCATATAAATTTCAAGTACTACCATGTATTATGAATAGTTTTTCGTACCTTTGCAGCACGAAAAATTTTACAAAGTTTGAAAAGCTTTGAAACGGCTGGCCGCCCGTGAGGGTAGTCAGCCGTATTTTTATTTTTATCCCCTCCATATTATCTTTGCACAAAAAAAAGATAATATATGACCATCACATCACTTCCGTCGGGCAGCTTCTTCCTTGAGAACCTCCCCGACATCGATATTCTCACGGCCAAGACGCGCCTGCTCGTCACCATCAAGATAGGTGATGATACCATCTACGATGAGTATCTCTATCCTGCCGGTGGAGAGGTTACCGTGAGCGACCTTGCCGACATCTTCCGTCCCTATGCACGCCGGAGGCTGGCAGTCACAGCCACCATCACCATCGCCGAGGAGCAGGTTCCGGACTCCGGAGACACCGACTCTGCAACAGTCACCGATACGCAGACAGCCAACCTGAAGGTTTACTATTCCACCGTGGACATCGTGGGCGTGGACTGCTCTACATTCCTCAGCACCCACTTCCTCACCCTGCTGGAGGGGCACAAGACCACCTACATGGGGCGACTGGAGTATCTTCACTACATGGGCAAGGACTCGGCAACAGTCACCGCACACTATGCCGACAAATCTACGAAACCGTTTACCGCACCAGCCGTCGGCGGCAATGAAATCTACACCACCATCGACGTTTCTCCGTCTCGTTTCGAGACCGAGGGCACCGACCTACTCTACTACGTGGTAGAGGCAGGCTCACGCTCCATGACCCTCATCATAGACAGCGAGGAGCGTGACGTGGCACCGACTCTGCTCTTCACGAACTCGTTCGGTTGCCAGGAGCTCATCTACTGCACGGGCAAGCACGAGGTTGACCCGCAGTACACCCGCGATGCAGCCTACATGGGCGGCATCAGGGTTAACTACCGCATCACAGAGCAGCGCACCTTCAACGCAGATACGGGCTATCTGGGCACGGACATGGCCAACTGGGCAGATGACCTCTTCCGCTCAGACGAGGTCTATCTGGTCAACTTCATCGGCGGCGTTGCCAAGGTGGGCAAGCGTGTCACCCTCTCAGACTCCAAGTCCAAGCGTGACAACCTGCGCGACAGCGTGCCACGCTTCACCTTCAGCTACACCTACGCCCAGCGCCAGCACAACGTGCTTGACCTGCAGCGTGCCGGTCGTATCTTCGACAACACCTTTGACAACACCTTCAACTGATGAGACGCACGGCTTACCACCTCACAGAGGTGCTGCGCCTCCTTGCCAAGGCAGAGCGAGACCGCTCTACCATTAACCTGAAGGCGTGGACATCAGACGGCGAGACCGTCGATTATACAGGATGGCTGGTCAGGGGCAGCAGTTGGCGAGGCGGTTTCCACCGTCTCGTCAATCCGGCAAATGCCGAAGTTCGCACCGTTCCGGACATCTACATTCACCAGTTCCTGGGCTTACCAGTTTATTTATGACATGAAACAGAAAAAATATCAGCTTCAGCAAGTGGGAGCCAGCGGTTCCTACAGCCGCTACGCCCTAGTGGCAGAGGGCGTGAGCAGGGTTACAGACTCCACCACCATCGAGCAGCAGTATGGGAAGGATACCAGTTTCCTGGGCTCCGGTGAAGTGGGCGATGCCACTACAGGCATCTTGGAGACTTCAGACGGCAAACTCTTCGAGTATATCAACTATGGCGATGACAACGACATGCCATACATCCTGCAGCAGTTGATGCGCCGCAACATGGTGGCGCAGCGAGCCATGGCGTTCAACGTCCAGTGCTGCTACGGGCAGGGCTTACGCTTCATGGACCGGGAGACAAAGCAGGACACCACCGACAGCGAGATCCGCGACTTCTGCCTGAAGAACTCCATTCATGAGGTCTTTATGCAGCAGGCCACCGACATGAAGTTCTTCTTCTGGTCGGTAGAGGTCATCATCCTGAGCCGTGACCACTCCAAGATAGTCAATATCCGCCACAAGGACGTTTCTTATTGCCGCCTGGAGGTACCAAATGACAAGGGGCGCATAGAGCATGTCTTCTTCGGCGACTTCCGCAACGTCATGTCGCCGGTACATACCGAGGTCATTCCGCTGCTCGACTTCTACGACCCGCTGGGCGACCTCATGGCGCGCATGGGCAAGGCTCCCGACCCATACACAGGCATCATGGGCAAGGCACCCGAGATGGGCAAGGACTGCAAGTTTGCCATCATATCCCGCATCCCGACACCAGGACTGCAGTACTATCCGATACCATACTATGCTAGCGTTTTCGACGATGCCTGGTACGACATCTACCGTCTCATCGGTATCGGCAAGCGCTACATGATCAAGAACACGTCCGCTCCTCGCATCCAGATAGAGGTGCACCGCGACTACTGGGAAGAGCTCTGCAACAACGAGGACATCATCGACCCGGATAAGCGCAAGGAGCGCATCCTGCAGGAGAAGGACAACATCATCAACTTCGTGTGCGGACCGGAGAATGCCGGCAAGGCACTCATTACGGGCTACTACTTCGACCCAAACGGCAAGGAGCAGCGCATGGTGCGCATCATCAACCTCTCTGAGGGTAGCAAGAAGGAGGGTGGCGACTGGGCAGACGACATGAGCGAGGCATCCAATGCCCTCTGCTTCTCGTATGGCGTGCATCCCAACCTCATCGGAGCCACGCCGGGCAAGAGTCAGATGAACAATTCCGGCTCAGACAAGCGAGAGCTCTTCATACTCAAGCAGTCGCTCGAGAAGGCTTGCCACGACATCATGTGCAAGCCTTACCACGTCATCTCCCACTACAATGGCTATGCCGACCGAGGAGTGACCGTAGACGTGCCGATGATAGAACTCACGACACTTGACAAAAACAAGGACCAACAGACATCAATAGTTTCAAACAATGGCAAAAATGAAGATTCAAATCAGCAAGGATGACTTCGAGCAGAGCATCCTTGCAGCCACCAGCTCGCACTCTGAGGTGTTCGAGTCGGTGGAACCGCATTTCAAGGAGTCCTATCAGCGGATCTGCCAGCAGATATTGGGCGAGGTAGGCGAGGCGGCACTGGAGACCAGCGACGACCTGCGTGAAGCAGTCATCAAGGCGGTGTGCCTCGATGCCTTCCTCGGCGTAGTCAGACATCTCGACCTCGTGCTTACGCCTACAGGCTTTGGCGTTGTGTCCAACAATGAGGTCACTCCAGCCAGTTCCTCCAGAGTAGAGGCACTCATAGAGCAATGCCGCATAGCCCTCATCGTGGCTCAAGACACAGTCATGGCTCTTCTCACCGATGTTCCAGGCTGGGGGAGCACCCTACAGGCAAAGCAGGGCATCCAGACGGTTTTGTGGAGCATAGAGGGTTATTGTTATCTCACGAGACAGACCAGCATGACTTCCAAGGACTGGATGTCCAAGCTGGCAGCCATGCAGGAGGCAGACGCCACCCTGCGCAAGCTGGTGTCCGACGAGCAGATGGATGACATCATGTGTCTGGTCAGAGGGGTAAGAGAGGACAATGAGTTTGAAGGAAGCCTGCGCCTCATGCTGAGCCGCTGCCTGATCATGTTGGCCAACGACATGCTGTCGGCATACTCCAACGAGCGTGCGAGACTGATCAGATACTTAGATGCACATCTCGATAAATTCACATTATATGCGGATTCATCGGCATATAAGGCAAACCATTTCAAAGAGTTCAACAATGAAAAATCAAAACCTGCCTTCGTTTTCAACGCATAAAGATGGTACACAAGAGTTCAATTTCAAGTCGCCGTCATCGTGGGCGGAACTTTCAGAGGATCAGTTGCGCTATGTCCTTAGCATCATGTCGACGTTCCAGGATCATACCGTTGTCAAATGCTACCTTCTCGCAAGGTTCTGCGGTCTTACCGTACATAAGTACACCCGAACCGGGTGGAAATGCAGCGTTAAATGCGGTGAAAACGACGAAAATGGCGATACTAAGACTGGGAAAGTGCGCGAGAGAGTCCTGTATATCAGCGCTGCAGAAATCCTCTCTCTGCTCAAAAACTTCGATTTCATAGACTCCTTTACGGACTTTAGGCCTCTACAGGTTGCAAGTGACGTTCAACTGACGGCAGCAAACAGCCTGCTTCACGAGATCAGCTTCTACGATTACCTCAATATCGAGAAGAACTACCAGCTGTTCATGCTCAAGCAGGAGGACAGATTCCTGCTGAAAATGGCGCATCTCATGTACAGGACAGCAGGCGGTTCTTCCGATGAAACCGCCAATTTCGAACCTTATGAGCTCCTCGGAGTCTTCATGTGGTTCTCGAGCGTCAAGGAGTATTTCGCCGCCAACTTTCCTCACTTCTTCAGACCAGCCAAAGAGGGTGGAGAACTGCGGCGTGAGGACATCCTGCCAGCCATGCAGGCGCAGATCAGGGCACTTACCGATGGTGACGTGACCAAACTGCAGGCTGTCTACAATACCGACTGCTGGGCTGCACTCACGGAACTGGACAACAAGGCTCGGGAGGCAGAGGAGTTTAGGAAGCGCAATAGGCAAAACAATTAAATATTCAGAACATGACAGAGAAAATCTTCGATTCCATCGCCTATTTCAAGCAGCTGGCTGCCGAGTGCAGAACCTGCAGGGATTATAATTTTGTCGCAACAGAGTGTTCCGGACCTGATTCTATCCAGGGAGTCATGCAGCAGTTCCGCAAGGCATCCAACTTCATCATGGTGTCAGACACCGTTGACAGCAACACCCATTCCATCGGAGAGGGCTTCTTTGACCGCAACGTCTATACCGTCTGGATCCTGGCAGGGTACCGACACGATGACATGGCAGACCGAGAGGCGAAAATGAATATCTGCAGATATATCTTCCGCCAGTTCCTCAGCCGCATGCTCCACGACAAGAGCCGTGAGGCATACGACGGGCAGATGGAGTTCCTGGACCTCACGCAGGTCTATTCGAGCGAACTGGGCAGATGGTCCATGAATGGCGTCACAGGACTCTACTTCATGGTCACATCAGACGAACCTATCGACATTCAGTATGACGAGAGCCTATGGCAGACGCAGAAATAGACGACCTCCTCAGATATGAGAGAGGATGGGCTAATGCCATGGGCGACTTCTGGCGAGAGCGTATGGAGCGGCTTCGTACCATCGATACCGGCCGCCTATACGCTTCAATCAAGGCGCACCTGGAGCAGGGCTCAGTCACAACCATTGAGCACAACTTCCTGCAGTACGGTATCTATGTAGCTGCAGGAGTAGGGCCGGCACATGAGTGGTACAAGTGGACCGAGGCACAGGGAGGCGAGAAAGTCCACCGCATCAACAACGGCGACCTCAACTTCCTGGGCGAAGAATACCGTCGTGACAACAATCTCGATAAACCGAAGAAGGTGGGCCCTGCCTGGGGCGGTCGTGTCGCCGGTGGCGAACCTAAAGGCAGACGTGACTGGTTCTCTCAGAAGTACTACTCATCCGTCATGAAGCTCAACGAGCATGAGGCGACCTTCTACGGCGACCGGTACAATGGTCTGATGGCATCAGCCCTCACCGAGATCTTCAGGGGCATAGGAGCAGCACGCAACCTCTAGGGTGCGTATTTTTATCGATTCCATCGAAGTTATATCTTTGCAAACAAAAAAACAATATGGCAGTAGAATATGATAAGAATGATCTTCAGACACAGTTCGAGGGTATCAGAGATGAGCGACGCCTGCAAGCCAATACGGCATACAGAATAGGCACAGCTTTTCTCTCGCTGCTGCATTTCGCCTCAGACGAGATGCATACGACCATCGAGGAACTTCTGAAGAAGATCGAGGGCAAATATCTGTCGAAGGTCAAGGACGATGAAGCTGCCGGTCTCATCACTTTCCTCAGAGGTCTGAGGGTAGGTGCAGGCTACAAGTTCGATGAGAATGGCAACATTTTAGCCGATTCCATCGATGCCAACAACCTGAATATCGGTCGTGGCTACAAGTTCGATGAGAATGGTGATATCATCTCTCATGATATAGAGGCTCACGATATCAACGCGAATGATCTGAACGTTGGAGGTAACTCCGTCTTCGCTGGTGATCTCAGTTCCCCGGACTTCGTTGCAGGATTCCTGACAGGCAAAGGCTGGCGGCTGAAAAATGAGCCGATAGAGAATGCGGCTGGTGTCCTAGAGAGCAAATATAACCTGGAACTTGACAACCTCATCGTGAGAGGTTCAATGCGCATTTTCGAGATGATCATCTCTCAGCTGCTAGGAGAAAATGACAACCGCATCTTCACTGCGATGATGGAGGTGGATCACTTCGATGCAGAGAGCGGCAGGGTATATCTCGACACCAAAGAAGGCCGTATGTACAATTCCTTTCGCAAGGGTGATTACATCATGGTGCAGCAGTATAATGGTCTTCCCTCAGAGGAAAATGATCATTATGTCACGAAGAACTACGAGCTCCTGGTGAAAGAGGTCGGAACAGAAGGTGAGGGTGAGGATAGGCTGGCGTGGGTGACGTTCGAGAACTTCACAAGCTCCATGGCAGGAGCGACACCGGAGAAGCTGATCACGAAGCGTGACACCTTCGTGCGAGTGGACAACGTGTCAGCCCCAGACCGTAAGGGCATCATCCAGGTGATGACCGTAGGCAGCGATACTCCTTATATAGATATTGTCCATGGAATGAAAACCAATCCGGATTCAGCTCTGAAGGGTAGAATCGGAAACCTGAAAGGCATCAGACATCCTATTCTTGGCCAACTGAAGGGGTTCGGTGAATATCTCAACAACCTCTATGCGGTAGGCGAGTTCGTTCTGAGCCGAACAGGTGAGAGCATCGACACCAAGTTTCAGGTTCTCGAAAACATGTTCTCTTCAAGATTCTCCAAAACCAGCTATGAGCTGACCAACGAGAAGAATTATCTCGAGAATGGCCAATTCCTGGAGCAGATTACCGATTCAGAGAATAAGATCATCGCAGGTTGGGATATAGATACTACTGATGAATCCGTCTTCTGGTTCGACGCTTCCGGATTGCCGGTCATGGTCAACGGAAATCCTACAGCCAGCGGCAACCGCAAGGTCTCGCTGGAGAAGGTGGATGGCAGGCAGATTCTCCGTGTGCAGAATTGCGGCATCAGACAGAAGAATGCACTGATTAAACAACCAGGAACTCACAAGGAGTATGTTGCAGGAGAGAAGAGCAGCGCAGAGCTGCCTCCAACAGAGGCAGGGTACACCGATGTGCAGGACAAGCTATACATCAGCGTTCGCATCTATGCCAAGACGGCTGGCAAGTTGACTATTGGCTTCGCTGATTGCGAAGAGGTGAGGGGAAAACAGAATACCCTGCAGCAGAGAACAGTCAATGTTGCATACTCTGGAGCGTGGAAGACTATACCAATAGAAGGCGTGTGGAATGGTACCGGTGACTTCGTCATCCAGTACACCGGTGATTGCTATCTCGCAATAGCATCTCTCACCGATGAGCCGCTCAGCGAGCTGTCAAAGACCGTGAGCACCCAGATAGTGCAGACGGCCAACAACATCAAATTGCTGGGAGAGAACATCGATACCGTCAACAAGAAAGCTGTCAAGGTCGGCATCGAGCTTGATGCAGAAAAGGGCGAAATCAGGCAGTATGTAGATCAGACGGATAAGAAGAATCGCGAAGATACATCTTCGCTGATTGTGCAGACATCGAGCAGCATCACATCATCGATGGACAAGAAGCTGAAGGATCAGTACGATACCGTTACAAGCGAGTATTCTTCATCCATCAGGCAGACTGCGGAGGGTATCAGGCAGTGGGTAGGTAGTCAAGACTACGCCAACAACACTACAGTATCCTCTAGCATCGAGCAGCTATCTGGCAGAATTACCAGTACTGTGGAAATGGTGGAAGCGAATGCTTCTAGCATTACTCAGATTCAGCAGGATATTGATTCCATCACACTGACAGTGGGCAAGGCTGCTACACAAGAGCAGCTGCAGGCAAACGTAGATACGCTCAATAAGAGTATCAGCAGTAATCTTGCATCTGCTAAAAGTTATGCAGATGGTGTTGGCAGCGGTATAAGAAGTGATTACTCCTCTACCATTACGACCGTTAAGCAACATAGCAGTGGATGGAGTGTAGCTGCCGGAGGATTCGATGCGAAAGGTAAGCTGAAATCATCTGCCGGTGCAGTATTGACAACAGAATTTGCTGGGCTCTTCGCAACAGCATTCACCAACAAAGGCGGTGTCGTAAAAAGTGAAATCAGTTCATTCATCACGAAGGATGCTGCTGGGAAAATGATATCCAATGCTAAGATTTCTGCTGATAACATAGTACTGAGCAGCGGAGGTTCCGCTGTAGAGAAGGCGATTGCCAATGCTAAGAATGCAGGAGAAACTGCGCAGAGAACGGCAAGCAATGCCGCTCAAGCTGCTAGTAATGCACAGAGTACAGCAAATACAGCAGTGAATAATGCGAAAGCTGCAAATGATGCGGCAGCTGCTGCGAAATCGTATGCCGCTACAGAAATCAAAGCGACGAATGGCAGCATTTCAGCATTAGCAGCTAAGGTTTCTTTTGATTCAAGTGGTAATATTACCAACATCAATAAAACTGGCCTTGTGCTTACAAGCACTTTCGCAGGCTTATTTACTAGTCAGGTAAGTGCAAAAGGACTTGTCAGCGAAGGACAGATGAATGTAGCCATCAGCAATGGAATCTCAGCAGCAACAATCCAAGCCGACAAGATAAATCTTACCGGTCATTGCATGAACTTCTCGGGCGGTCAGATTACCATCACAACTCCGAACTTTAAACTTGACTCAACTGGTAGTGTTTGGTGTCAGAATGGTACATTCAGCGGTACGGTTACAGGAGTACATGGAAGCTTTAAAACACTTGATTGTGTTGACAGCAACGGAAATGTAGTTGGTAATATACAGTTTGGTTCGGATGGCAGAATGTGGTTCTCGGGAGACATGTATCATCAAGGATATGATAGTGCCAAAAAACGTGGTTATCGCTTTTATGCGGCAGATATATGGTGCAGAGGTATGTTCGGACATCGGCAAAAGACAATGGCATGGGTTTTCGGCACACACATGAGGATATACACCAAGGATGCTGACAATAAAGAGGATACTGGGGTCTATGTTGCACTCGAAAGTGGTATGGTATCAGGAAGAAGATACTATAAAATACCTCTGTATGGTTTTGCTAGTTATGGAGACGCTTCAGGTATGGCGATTGATATGGTTGTCATTAATTGCAGTTCTGATTTCTATTACGTATTCGAGGGAATGGGTAACGGCAAGGAATGGCGAGTCATTAATGGTAATGATAGACAGACAATTCATTTTGCAGACATCGGTGGTTGGCATGAGTTGAAAGGTGGCGAAAGCCTGTCGTGCGCTTACGTAAATCCGAATTTCCTGAATCCGAAGCCAACCAGCCTTGGTGCCGGAGTCTTCTGGAGTGGTGAATTTGATTTGAACTGGTCTTGATTTTAATAACTTATATAATATTTATAATATGAAAACAGCAAAGCAGACGGTGACAACCGAATTTGAGCCGATTGAGCTCAACGAGAGTGTGAAAGTGAGTTTCGAGCGTAATGTCGCTGGAGATAAAACTATAATAAGAGGATATATCATCAGCAGTGAGAATGGTGAGTATTTAGGTAATGTTAATGTAGAGAACGGCAATCTTGCGATCTCTATCAAGAAGGATGATGTCGGCAAGGAAGTGACTGCTCAGATTCTTGCATCAATCCCGGAGTGGCTTGATAGCATCAAGAATGCCGAATAAGAGAGGAGGTGCTTATGAGCGAAGCGAAGGTGGGTACCAGCATCGAAGATGCAATCAAGAACTCAGATTGGTCTTCGGTCAGCATAGCATTATGGCCGCATATTGTAGAGCAGATGAAACTTCACTCGAAGAACATCTTCGAGTGTGAGATGGTCTATGATCTTGCGCATATCAATACAGTTCCAGCACTCTACGATGACAACAACGGAACTCGCAAGCAGGTCATCGTGCCAATGAAGGTGTTCACTCGTGATATTGACGCAGAGCTTGAAAAAGCTAAAGAGGTGACAACTGCTGCCCAAAAGGCAACAGACAAGGCGAATACCGCTGCTACAAATGCAGATAAGGCTCGGGAGGATCTAGAGACTAAGAAGCAGGAGGTTAATAATGCCGTTGCAGAGAGCAAGACCGCGACCGAAGCTGCTAAGAAGGCAACTTCGGACACGCTTGCAAGTAAGAAGGCTATCGAGCAGAATGAGGAAGCTCGCAAGACTGCAGAGCAGACTCGCGCAGCTTCCGAAGCATCGAGAGTCAAGTCTGAGCAGGCGAGAGTTGAAGTAGAAATCAAGCGAGTTTCTGCTGAGTCTGCCCGAGCTTTTGCTGAGCAGAAGAGGGTTTCTACAGAAACAGCTCGAACATCAGCCGAGAACTCTAGAGTCAGTTTAGAAAATGAAAGACAGACAGCAGAGAGGGCCAGGTGTAAAGCAGAGGCAGATAGAACCTTAGCAGAAGCAGGCAGAGCCAATGCAGAGGCAGGTAGAGTCTCTGCTGAGCATCTACGAGAGACCAATACATCTACTGCTATTGCAAGTTCAGTAGTACAGACAAATTTGGCCAAGGAGCTCAATGAGCATCCTACTATTGCCGGAGAAAACGGCAACTGGTGGAGGTGGAACCTGCAGACTCACGCATACGAAGATACCGGTATCATCGCAAGAGGTGGTGCGATGTACCCAACCTTCCGGCAGTCCAGGAACAAGTTGTTGATGATCGACTACGGCTCAAATGTTTCTGAGCACGTTGTCAAACGTAGAAATAAATTAGTTATCAAGGTATAATGGCAGATAATACGAATATCATTGTGGTGGGCAATGTTGCCTTCACCGACAAGGGAGCGTGGGTCAAAGGCTATTCCTTCGAGTTCGAGGGAGAGACCATTCTGGGCTACGATGCCAATGACATCGTCCACACAGCCAATGGTGTGTACGCATCCCTCATCGATGGCAATACATCTGAGCCATCAGACACCAGCGACTCCTGGCGCCTCTGGCTAGACAAGACTGCGACAACTAAGGCCAAGAGTGCAGCCGATGATGCCAACAAGGCTGCGAATCTTGCTAATACTGCAGCTGCTTCTGCAACCGCACAGGCAGCAGAAGCACAGCAGCAGGCTACAGCTGCAGAGGAGAAGGCGCAGCTTGCAACGGAGGCTGCGACAAGAGCAGACGAGAAAATCGCAGAGATGAACAGTCTCGCAGGTCAGATTGCGACTGGCTTCATCGCTCCTTCTCGCATGATTCTCAGATATCAGGCTGAGATCAGCATCCGCAACAAGCAGAAGCAGAAGATTGAGGCGAGCATCCTGCCGGCATACTTGCCGCAGAGCGTCCTCTATCAGCGAGTAGAGGGTGATTCCGTTATGTCTGCCCCTTCCGGCAATCTGACCGTCAAGGGTACAGGCAAGACCAAGCTCTGGGTGATTCCTACCGCTAATACTCCGTTATGGCAGGAGGTGACCATCAACGTCAGACAACCATATATGCGACTCTCTGCAACAGGAAAGATTCGCAAAAATGGCAATAAAATCCGAATTGTTTAATCGATTAAATATAATGTAATATGGCATTTACAGAGAATGAAGAGACGAAGCTGAAGGCTATCATCGCAGCCTTCGACAATGCTCAGCAGGTCGATGACCTGCCTCAGTCAGACATGTCTGCAACCGACAAGATTATCGAAGTCTTCGATAAGAAGTCGGGCAAGTCTGAGCAGATGACTATCAAAAATGCGGTGCAGCTCGGTCAGCATCCATGGTGCGGTCGAGTGTGGAACCTCGACAACGCTACGCCTAAGGCTGCTGCCTATGTAGGCTCCCTCGAACTCCTGCAGAACTTACACCAGGAACTCGGACTTGGCTGCTATCTGGTCAAGAATGACCATACTCGTCGCAAGCTTGATTCTAAGGATCATTACAAGTATGCGACTGGCGAGGCGGCCAAACTCGATGGTACCGAGGGGCACTATCAGTGGGGTTGGGGAAAAGAGTGGTATATGGTGATCAAGACCGTAGGCAGACTCCACTACGAAATGGTTAGTCCTTGGCCTATTCAGGGAGAGTTCAACTACAAGATTCCGATAGGCAGCATCTCTGCAGCAGGATTTGCGACACTCGAGCGCAGTACTGGCAAGCTCGTAAGCTACATCAACGATGGTGCTGAATATCGAGGCGGAAACAATGATGCGACTCTCGACAATACGAACCGCACTATGCTTGGCAAACCGGCAACTCAGCAGACTACTGAATACTTCAGAGCGGCAGCACGAAAAAATGGTACCGGCTGGCTCTGTACAACGATGCGCCATACTGCTGCCATCGCAGTACTGTTCGGTGTCATCTTCGGTACTCATTACGACCAGGCTGCTGTCAATTCTGCTAAAGATGAGAATGGCCTGTTCCAGGGTGGACTAGGCGCTGGCGTGACACAGATGCCTGACTGGAATGGCTACAACGGTTATCGCCCTGTCGTACCGATGTCTGCTGGCATCGAACTCGGAGACTCCTGCGGTGAATCTAGCTATGAGGTCAAAAAGGATGATGGTACCGTAGTCTATACAGCCAAGATTCCTAGCTTCTTCGGATATAAGAATGGATTCGGCAACCTCTGGCGTATGATGGATGATGAGCAGGTGCAGTGCAACGAGGACACATCGGTTGTACACCTCGTTGCTCCATCCATCTATGGTACCTGGACAATAGGCAAAGCTGAAGGCATGATTGCCTACAGCAAGTCGGAGACAAAAGGTGAAGGGTGGGTGAAGGAGCTGTGTATGGAGCACCTCGAGAACTTCCCGACTAAAAAAGGTGGTACAGAGACGACCTATTGGACTAGCTACTTCTGGAACAATAGTGGAACGACATCCGGTTTTCGCCTGTGTCTTCGTGGTGGCGACGCTATCACTGGTGGTCTTTGCGGTCTTTCGGCGCTCAGCGTGTACAATGCTGTCTCGGATTCCTATGTGAACTGCGGTGCGGCCCTCTGCGAAGCAGCATCCGAGTGGTCTGTGGAGCCAGTGTATTACAAGGCGGCCTAGAGTGGACAGAGGTGTGCTGATGTGAGCTGGAGTGTGCAGGATTGGCCAAGGTTTCCCAGCGGAACCAAGGGTAATCCTGAGCACCCTGCGAGCGTAGCGAGCAAACCTTACCGCCCTTGGGCGGTCGATTTTTTTTGAAATTTCGCTCTTTGACATTCTTTCATTCCGATTTTTTTCAGTACCTTTGCAGGCGGTATTAAACCAGGCTGTGATTCCTGCGCCGGTTTTCGCCTGTGTCTTCGTGGTGGCAACGCTAACAATGGTGGTCAATGCGGTCTTTCGACGCTCAACGTGAACAATGCTGTCTCGGATTCCAATGTGAACTACGGTGCGGCCCTCAACTTAACAAGATACTGCAGGTTAGTTTGCTTAGCTGCAGAGATTTCGGGAGTCAGGCCTTGCCTCATGGCAAAACATACACTTTAGCAGAATAGCAAGTAGATGATGACAATGGGTCATCCGGTCGAAAGTTAGGACATTAGAAAAGCAGACAACAGACACAGACACCGACATTTATACAGACACCGACCTTTTTTTAATATTTACATAAAATTTAAAAGCAAGTGAAGAGGTTAGGCAACATTTCACAGGAGGTGGAGACTTTGCAAAATTTTCGTGAAGCATTTTTTGATTTTTCCCGACACAAGAAGTCCCGTCTCTCTGTTCAAGCATTTGAGGCAGAGTTTGAGGCAAATCTTCAAGCCCTGCTAAATGCCTATACCCATCAGACTTGGCATACATCAGACTATGAGGCCAAGCCGGTTGAAAAACCCAAGCATCGCATAGTCAATAAGTTGCCTGTTGGCGATCATGTCATTCAGCATGCAGCCATGCACACCAGTGAAGATAAGCTGAGAGCCAAGATTCCTTACAACAGTCCAGCTGGTACCAAGGGGCGTGGCACGCATTTCTTCTACAAGATTATCAAGCAGGACATCTTTACCTCGCCACAGCAAGACACATTCTATTGCTTGCCCATGGATATACACCATTATTTCCAGAATGTTGAGCACAATTTGCTCAAGAGAGAGTATAGGTTGTATATCAAGGACCGCAAGCTGCTTGCTTTCATTGATGAGGTCGTTGACAGCTATGCCAACGGCATAGTGCTGGGTGTCAAGCTCACACAACTTTTGGGACAACTGTTTCTGGCGAGGTTTGACTATCTCGCCATGCGGTGTTTTGATATACTCCAAGATCCTGAAAAACATGGCTACTGGCAGGCTCGCTACGTCACGGACATGCTCCTCACATGCCGCTCGGAGCAGCAGGCAAGAGTATTAAATGTGGGGGGGTAAAATCCCTCAATGAGCGCTTCGACCGTTTTTGCCGCGAAGGACTCAAACATTATTATAGATTCATGGACAATATCTTCATCATGCATGAAGATAAGGTCTTCTTACGCCTTATGGCGGAGCTTGCAGTCATGCACTTGGCTAGAGACTGGAAGCTGAGCATCAATAAAAGTTGGAATATTCATCGTACATGTGACGGCATAGACTTCTGTGGACAGAAGATCTTTGCCGACCATGCCCTTTTGCGCAAGCGCACCAAGCAGAAACTCTGTGCCCAGGTGGCAAGATTGCGCAAACGTGGACTTAGCGATGAACAGATCCGGCGCAAGGCAGCATCCAGGCTTGGCCTAGCCAAACACGCAGATACAAAAAACTTATTAAATAAAATCGGTATGAAAAAGTATGGTCAGATTGTGAAGGCTCGCAAGGGAGAGGTTCCCTTCGAGGGCATGAGCATGGCACAGAAGAAGCATCCAGGCGATATCCTGTGCCACAATATTGAGGACTATGACAAGTTCCTCATCCTCATAGAGGATTACAAGATAGATAAGTCGAGAGTCGACTTCAAGATGGAGCAGATTGAAGAAGTTGACGACCAGGGCGTCAAGCACATAGTCACCAAGAAGGTGCCTAAGGACCGCCTCGCCATCCGCTTCCGTTTCATCGATCACGTCCGAAAGACAGGACAACTCGATGAACATGGCGATGAGATTGAGGAGCCGGTTTGGCAACCTGAGTCGTGGTGGCTCTTTACTGGCTCAGATATTCTGGTTGACCAGGCACGCAAGGAGTGGGAACTGCTGGAAAAGGGCTTCTACACCGTTGCAGCGGAACTCACCAACAAGTTTGGAAAGAAATTTTATAAGTTTATCTAGATGCACAAGAAATTTTATCTTTGCCGCATGTCATACTTGAGATATGACAGCAAGCATTTTCTTCTGTTCCTGAGTGAGCAGAAAGTAGAAAACTATCACCCAGACACCACCATGTCGGAGTCTGATGGCGATAGTAAGACAGTGACAGCCTACAGCTATGAGGGGACAGAGATTGACGGCTCCACCAAGATTGAGGCTGAGTCGGCAAGCTATCGCGAGTTCGTGAATGGTCTGGTTCGTACTAAGTACAGCCAAGGCGATGTCGAAGCCATCCTGTGCAACCATGGTGATGGAAACAAGGAGCACGAGACAGAGTACCAGGTATTCCAGGAGTGGCGAGAGCAGGCTAAGCAGATGGCCAGAGAGTTACTCGACCGGGATATCTCATAGTTATCAGATATGGCAGGAGGAAAATCGTTCTTCCTGCCGTATTTTTATATTTCTTATATTATATGTACCTTTGTGCCAGATAAAATCAGGTACAGATATGCAGAGAAATACCAAGGATTGGATACACTACAGCTCTGCTGGCATAGTTCTGCTTGCTGGCATAGTGCTCGTGTACATCAGCTTTTTTATGTCCCACGACGTCACGTCTAACGTCTTGTGGTACTTTGGGCAGAGTCTGGTTTACGTGGCAACCGTCTTTGGTTTCGCACGGCTTACCACCTCACAGAGTTAAAGACATTATCAATAAATATTTCAACAATAAAAATGGCACGCAAGATTAAGAAAATTTTCGTTCATTGTACAGCAAGCCGACAGTCATGGACTGTCGATGCCTTGCTCAAGGAGTTCAGAGACAAAGGCTGGCATTATCCAGGTTACCATTGGGTAGTGACCGCTGACGGCAAGCGCACGCAGCTCATGACAGAAGACCTGCCGTCCAACGGAGTCAAGGGGCACAATCGCGATTCCGTCAACGTGGCATACATGGGCGGAATATCCCGCACTGGCAAGGCTATCGACAACCGCACAGAGGCACAGAAACTAGGTTTGCGTGAGTTGCTCAAGGAATTGAGAAGCCGCTACCCTGATGCCAAGATCATGGGACATCGTGACATCTCGCCTGACAAGAACCACAATGGAGTGGTCGATCCATGGGAGCGCATCAAGGAATGCCCATGCTTCGACGCTATTCCGGAATACGCAGACATTTAAGAGATTGAGCTGATGAGTAGATTTAATAAAAATTTAGGGTTCATCCTCGTATTTCTGATGGTGACCTGCATAGTCAAAGACTGTTACTACGAGTATAAAAAGCAGCGAGCGGAGCAGAACCTGCGAGAACAGCTCAACAAACTTCAGCTGCAGTATGCTCCAGCTGAGCGTGACACCATCCGTGACTCAGTCAAGGTCGTGACGCAGAAGGTCATCATGATGCCTCCTGATGAGTACAAGGAGTTTGCAGCAGACAGAAATATGCTGAAAGATCTCAACATCAAGGTCAGCCAGATAATGGCGGATCAGCGCACATCGGTAGTCACCGAAGGCTCTGTCAAGACGCTTCGTGAGAATTCGCTATACAAGTATAGCGACAAGTGGTTGAGCGTTCAGCTCAACACTGCAGACTCCATCCTTACATATAGAGCGCGAGACAGCTTGCAATGCCTTGTAACTCGCAATTACAAACATCGATTTCTATGGTGGAAGTGGGGAACCGATGGCTACAATATCAAGATGATCAATTTCAATCCCAACTCCACTATCTTATATAACAACTATATACAGGTCAACCGCTAATGGCAAGACAAGAAGTATATACTACAGTCATCAAGCTAAATTCAGAGGAGGCGAAGAACCGCCTCAAAGAGCTTGAAGATAAGGTCGCTCGTCTGAAGAAGGCAAAACAAGATGCCTTCTCGGCGGGCGATTCCCGTTTAGGCGCATCCCTCGCCAAGGATCTTAAGGCCGCAGAGCGAGAGATGATGCAATTCAAAAACTCAACCATGAGCGTCAAGGAGACACTCGACAATCTGTCAAGTGCAAGCCTCGGACAGCTGGAGAAGGCAGCTAGACATCTGAAGGGGCAGATGAAGGCAGCATCTGACCCTTCAGACTTTGCAAAATTGGACGCTCAACTCTCCAAGGTTAAGGAGCAGATGCTTGCCCTGAAGGGCGCGACACGCAAGGCTGATGAGGAAGCGAGACGCATGACCGCAACGGTGTCAAACCTGAAACATGCTTCACTCAATGACCTCAACTTCACTGCTTCCAAGCTTCGCAGCCAGATGGCTGATTACGACCCGACATCTACCATGTACGCCTCTCGAGCTTCGCAGCTGAAGCTGGTCGAGGCAGAGCTGGAACGCATCCGACAGAGCGAGCAGAAGGTGGTCACCCTCATGCAGCAGTATGACAAGGAGATTGACCGCACAAATGTGGACATCAAGGAGACCAAGAGGCAGATGCAGCTCGTCAACAACACCATGTCCAACCTCAAAACCTCCTCCATCCGTGACCTGGAGTACTCCATCAAGGCACTGAACCAGCAGATGCAGGGCATGCAGCGTGGTACCGAGCAGTTCAAGCAGATGGAGCTGAAGGCGAAGCAGCTGAAGGCAGAACTGCAGGCAGTCAGAGCCGAGGGCGTAGCCCAGGAGTCCTGGATCAAACGTTCGGCAGACTGGTTCAACCGTATGCAGGGACTAGCTCTCGGTGCGGTCGCTGCCATCTCCGGCATCACCTTCACCGTCAAAAAGTGTGTGGAGGAGTATGCCAAGATGGACGATGAGATGACCAACGTTCGCAAGTACACTGGGCAGGCAGCCGAGGAAGTCGAGCGCATGAACGAAGACTTCAAGCAGTTGGATACCCGAACTCCTCGACAGAAGCTCAACCAACTGGCAGAGGATGCCGGCAGACTAGGTATCACATCGACTGCTGCAGTTGAGGAGTTCGTCGATGGTGCCGATAAAATCAATGTCGCCCTCGGTGATGACCTCGGCGATAAAGCAGTCTCTCAAATCGGTAAACTCGCCCAAATGTTCGGCGAAGACAAAACCAAGGGTCTGCGAGGCGCCATGTTGGCAACAGGTTCTGCAGTCAATGAGTTGGCGCAGAATTCTTCTGCCTCTGCCGGTTATCTCGTTGACTTCACCGCCCGTGTGGCAGGTGTCGGCAAGCAGGCAGGCTTTACACAGGCTCAGATTATGGGTCTCGCATCAGTTCTCGACCAGAACATGCAGCAAGACGAGACTGCTGCAACCGCAGTGCAGAACCTCCTCGCAAAAATGTTCCAGGACTCCGCAAAGTTTGCTCAGATTGCAGGTCTCAATGTCAAAGAATTCGCAAAGACGTTAAAGGAGGACGCCAATGGCGCACTCCTCCAATTCCTGGCAGCCATGCGAGCAAAGGGTGGATTTGCAGACCTCGCGCCTATGTTCGAGGAGATGAAGATGGATGGTTCCAGAGCGACAGGTGTCCTCACCGTCCTCGCAGACAAGCTCGATGATATCAAGTCTGCCCAGAACCTTGCCAACGAAGCTTATGCGGAAGGCACGTCCGTCCTCAATGAGTTCGAGACTCAAAACGAGAGTGTACAGGCTCAACTTGACAAGGCGAGCAAGAAGTTCCTCGACCTCTCAATAGAGCTAGGCCAAAAACTCTACCCTGCTGCAAGATATTGCATATCTGCAGCCAGTCTCGGAGTTCGGGCACTCTCCACACTCGTTGATTTCGTCAAAGATTATTGGCGCATATTAATTGTGCTGACAGCTGCCATCGTCACCTATACAGCAGTCTCTAAAGCAAAGTTGATAGCAGACAAGGCGCAGATGGCATGGCTCAACATCATGATTCTGCGCGAGAAGGCGCATCTCGTCCTTGTGGGGCTCAAGACATCTGCTCTCAAGACCATGGCAATTGTTCAGATGGCGTTGACACGTGAAATAAAACTGACTGCAGCAGCGCAGATGTTATGGAACAAGGTCTTATTGGCCAACCCTATCACAGCCGTGATAGCTGTTGTCGTAGGCCTCACAGCAGCAATCGTTACCTTATCTAAGGAGACGAGCACCGCAGAGCAGGCTCAGCGTGACTACAATGATGCAGTGACCGATGCCAACAAGCAGGCTGCAGACGAAGAGGCAGCCATCATGCGCCTCGTTTCAGCCATCCAGTCCAACACCAGTGCCGAGTCTGACCGCAAGGCTGCACTGGAGGAACTCAACGGCAAGCTGATGAGTCAGCACCTGGGCAACATTACTGAAGAGGCTGTTCGCACAGGTCAGGCAACAAGGCAGATTCAGTCGTACATCGACATGATGAAAAAGAAGATCGTCATCGATGGCTTGCAAAAGAAACTTGCTGAGTCTATAGCAAAGCAGGCTGAACAAGAAGACATACTAAACGAAGCAGACAACGACAAGCGTGGATTCTGGACAAAAGTTTGGGGGCGTATAAATCCGTTTGCAAGTGGTAAAACTAATTTGTTAAACTTAGCTTCCGACAACAAAGAAGTGTTCATCGATGTGATGAACAAGAGCATTGAGCGTGAAAAGCAGTACCAGCAGAAGCTCATCGATAAGATTAAACAGCTTGAGTCTCAGCATTTCGAAATCAATGATCCGGAACCATGGCGAAACAATGGCTACAATGGCAAGGGCAATGATGGTACCATCATTAAGCAGCAGAGAACAACCGGCACTCATCAAGCTTCTGAAAAAGAGCGCAAGGCTCGTGCCAAGGCAGAGAAGGCAGCTGCAGCCGAGGCACGTAAACGCCAGGCAGAAGCCAAACGCAAGCAGAAGCAGGCAGCCGATAGCATCAAGGCTGAGACCAACGAACTGATGGCTGAGAACGCCAAAGCATATGCAGAAGGCAAGAAAACCTATCAGCAGTTCATCGACGACAGACAGAGCATCCAGATTAAGGGTTTTGCCAAGCTGAAGCAGCTATATGGAGAGAAGAGCAACGAGTACAAGCAGTTGCTTGACAACCAGGTCAACGTTGTCAAGCAGCATGATGCTGACATTCAGAAGATGAATGAGCAGACCATTGAGCGTGAACGCCTCCAGAAGGAGGCTAGCATCAAAGCGCAATATTATGATGTCAACTCGAAAATCTATCAGAATGATACCGCTCTCAATGAAGCCATTTATAAAAATGATGTCGAAGCAATGAAAAAACGTCTTGCACTCTACTGTGACAGAGTGGGCAGCGAGGAGTGGCTGGATCTGAAGGCTGAGATGGAACAGACTGAGCTCGACCACCAGCTGCAGATGCAGGAGTCATACCAGAACCAACTGAATGAACTCCGCCAGCAGTTCGGAAAGCAAGACCTGCAGGCTCAAGAGACAATGTACCTCAATGGCCTTGACAATCTATACAAGCAGGGTTTAATCAAGGAGGAGGAATATCAGCAGATGAAGTTGGAAATAACCAAGCAGTTTGCTGCCCAGAGAGCGCAAATTGATGCTGATGATCATGGTGCTGGTAGCGCTCAGCTGAAGATTAATGATAAGTCATCAGAGATGGTCAACAGCGCCAGGGCTGCAGCAGGGGAGTCCCAGTCGACCGGCAATGCAACTTTGGGTGGATACTTCTCCTCACAAGTTGAGAACTATCAAAACACCATGGAGAAACTGAAGGAGTTGTATGGCAACGACAAGCAGAACCATGCTGCATACATGCAGGCGAAAGGGAAGATCACCTCAGATTTCCTCAATGACCTGATTGAAAAGACTGCTGTTGTTTACAATGGTATCAACGGTATTCTATCTGCGTCATCGTCATATGCTCAGGCATGCTCTGACCTCGAGCAGGCAAAGATCAGCAAGAACTACGAGAAGCAGATTGCTGCAGCTGGTAAAAACTCGAAGAAAAAGAAAAAGTTGGAGGAGAAGAGAGACAAAGAACTGGCCGCTGCGAAGTCAAAGGCCAACAAAAAAGCCATGAAGATAGAAATTGCGCAGGCGATAGCATCTACAGCAATGTCTGCTATCAATGCCTATGCATCTGCTGCAGCTATACCAACAATAGGTTGGACATTAGCTCCTATTGCAGCAGGTATGGCCACAGCTGCAGGTATGATACAGCTTGCGGCTATCAAGAAGCAGCACCAGGCAGAGGCAGCAGGTTACTACGAGGGTGGTTACACCGGTGGCAACCGCTACCGAAAGGAGGCAGGAGTGGTTCACGAAGGCGAGTTCGTGGCTAATCACAATGCCGTCAACAACTCTTCCATCCGTCCAGCTCTCGACCTCATCGATAGGGCGCAGCGCTCTAATACAGTTGGCTCGCTGACCGCTGATGATATCACACGTTCTCTGGGACAGGGAAGCAGTACCGTGGTGGCTCCTGTTGTCAATGTCAACAATGATAATACCGAGGTACGCCAGTCCCTCGATGGTGTCAATGCAGCCGTCAGCCGTCTGACACAGACTCTTGACGATGGCATTGAGGTTGAAGTTCCGATATCTGGACGTAGAGGTCTGCACCGCAGACTGCAGGATTATCAGCGCATTTTAAACAATAAGTAGTGGAATATGATAACATGCATCATCAATGGCCATAAGGCCTATCCCATTTCTACATCATCAATCAAGGTGACATACGCCAACCAGTATGTCACCGATGATGGTGAGTACACCTATGACATCACCTTCCCCATGAATATCCTGGAGAACCGTGTCATATTCAAGAATGTCTCACGCTTGGAAGTCAAGAAGAATATCGCCAAATACGATGACTGCAAGCTGTACTGTAACAGCCAGCTCATCATGAGCGGTGTTGGTACCATACTCTCCGTGAATGAGAAAGAAATCAAACTGCAGATAGTCGGAGGCAAATCACGCATCAAGTTCAACGACCGTATGGAGAAGCACTACATAGACGAAATTCAGTTTGGTACAGCAGATAAGCCGGGATATGATGTTGGTAAGGGCTGGTCACAGAAGTTCAAGGACAGAATAACTGAAATTTACAGATTAGATGAAGATAAGACGAAGTTCCTGGGAGTGGAAGGAAAATGGTGCTTCGTACCTGTACGGGACGAAACAAATGATATGATTGCAAATTTTGTTGGAGTAGATAAAACGAAACAATTTATTGGCTACAATGCACCATTTATCTCTAACCTAGCTGTTCAGCCCAACCTGATGTATATCTTTCGTAAAGTAGTAGAATACGAAGGATATACTATCAAGCGCAACGATTTTGACTGCAAGCCATGGAACCAGCTTTATATAGCTTCTGCCTACAAGACTCGCGAGATTAGAAGGGCGCTACCTCATTGGACAAGCTATACATTTATTGAGGAATTCCGGAAACTCTTCAATGCCTCCATCTACTTCGATGAAGTCCAGAAGACCTGCAGCGTCATCAGTTCCTCAGAGTTGAGTTCTGCAGATTCTATTGAGATAGAACCGCTGGATGAATATTCGGCAGACTATGACGAAGACGGTTCTTTCAGCACTTCTGCAACTGCGAATCTGGAGTACAAAATGGATGGTTCAGCCAATAGAGGGAACTATGAGAGCATACCAAAGAAGGTTTTTGACAACTTCAATATCGTTCAGAGTGTCGATTATTTCGGCGTGCTCGATCAGTTTCCTCTGACTACCATGGGATGGTCTGAGAAGAAAAAACGGCAGACTATCATTGAGTACCTCAGAAGTTACTACATATATGTAGAGAATGAGGATGGTACGAAAACATGGAAGATGGCAGGTGTATGGTCACCGTTAATCAGGGACAGTTCTTCTGATGAATATGTCGATCTGAGCATTTCTCCTGCAGCACAAGTTGTAGAAGATATCAATTTCAGGACAGGATTACTAGAAGATAATTACTACGAGAAGCGTTGCCTGCTGTCAATACCTAATGACAAGGAAGCGGATTCCAAGGAGTGCGATGTTGATGATGACGGATATAGCTACACATCCGTACAGGATGCCATAGATGATGAGTCAAGCATGGATGACAGCGAAGCTGAAGAGGAGGTCATGAGTGTCTTTTTCATACTGCCAGGCAAAGTGCAGGCATTTAACGTGCCATACGGCAGGATTTCATGGGTAGGTGAAAAATCAAGATGGCCAATGTTCATCACAGATTATCGCATTAACAGTGATTATACTTATGAGGGTATATTAGTGACTGCCGGCAATAATTTTTCGCTATCCCTGAATTCAGTAGTCAATGGTGCAGTATCATTAGCAGAGTTCCATAGCAAGGCTTTCCATATAGACAATAAAAACTGCATGGAGGTCAAGTTCAAGTCTGATGACATACCGGATCCATCCAAGATATACATCATCCGCAACAAGAGATTTGTATGCGAGAAAATAGAGATGGAAGTCAAGGACGATGCCATCGAGCCAGTTTACACAGGCTATTTTTACATGCAATCATAATATATATAATAAGGTGGGGAGCAAACTGCTCTCCACCTTATTATATTATAGGATTCCCTGATAGTTCTTGATATACTCATTCGCCTTCTGTATATCCTTAGGCGTATAGATGTCTGTGATGAGGATTGACGAGTGTCTCGCCTGGTCTCTGACCGACAAGACGTCGGCATTGGCCCGCAGCATATTGGTGATGCCTGTGTCTTTCAAGCTGTAGAACTTGAAGCGGGGAGAGAGCTTCAGCTCCTTTCTCAGAACTCGAGTCCAGTAGTCTCTGAACATTTTCTCGTTCTTTCTTTCAGGTCCTGGGCAGAACCCGTCAGAGAAGAGATAGTCCTGTCCTGGGTGAGAGAAGATGTTGAGTTCCATCATCAGCTTGATGACATGAGACGGGAGCGTGATCACGGCATCATTGCCATTCTTCGTATTCTCTCCATGCAGACTGATTGTCTGAGTCTTGACGTGGATATCGCAGATTCTGAGATAGGACATCTCTCTAGGTCGGATGAAGAGGTAGTGGATGATTTCACACGCCAGCAGATAGTGCCTGTTGTGCTCCATCAGATAATCTCTGATGAGCTGCATGGTGCAGTCAGGTATGACATCTCTGCTTTTCTTCTGCCTGTTCTTGATACGTTCCAGGCCTTCTGTAGGGTTCTTAGGTATATACCCTCGAGCTAACAGATAAGCAGAGAAACTCTTAGTCCAGGCAAGATAGTTATTGCGGGTCAGTACAGTATTGTTCCTGTCGATGAAAATGTAGTCCAGGAACTTGCTCACATTACTTTTGTCCCATTGATAAGAAAAATTGAGAGTTATGTTTTTTTCTTTCTTCCATCTTTCCAAGATCCGTACACGGCTGCTGTAGTCAACAAAAGTCTCCTCACGCATACTTCCCTCATTGCACATTTTGGTTAGATAAGCCTTATATCTCTCGAGAACGTCTTCCCACTTCGTATATTCCAGAGGCTGCAGAGACTCAATCCAAGGATTCCAGCCTGCCATAAGTTTCTCGGTGAGATTCTTCATAATCTGATCGGCATAGACACGTTGGTTCCGCTTGCCCTTGATATGGTCAAGCATAATTTTTTTCTTCCTCATGCGGTTGATCCCTGGATCAAACGCCATGAAGGAGATATAACATTCTGATCTTTGATGAAAAACTGGAGGTTTCCAGCCAATGACACTACTAAGTACTGTGTCATTCGAATTTGGAGCATAATTTTTTTTAGCCAT